CCACAGAAAAGTTTTGTAAAGATAGAGCTATCTACAATGCGATTGTAGAGGGTGTTAATATTATTGATGGTAAAGATAAAAAGAGAACACCAGATGCAATACCAGATATTTTATCTGATGCACTATCTGTTGGTTTCGATAATAGTGTTGGACATGATTATCTTATGGACGGACAAGAAAGATATGATTTCTATCACAAGAAGGAAGAGAAGATACCTTTCGACTTAGAATTTTTTAACAAGATAACAAAAGGTGGATTACCACCAAAGACATTGAACATTGCACTTGCTGGTACAGGTGTTGGTAAGTCACTATTCATGTGTCATGTGGCTGCAAACTGTTTAAGTCAGGGTAGAAATGTTCTGTATATCACACTAGAGATGGCCGAGGAACGTATTGCAGAACGTATAGATGCAAACCTCATGAATATCTCTATGGAAGATTTGCATGACCTTCCCAAGCAGATGTTTGAAAGTAAGATAGAAAAGATTGTCAAAAGCACCACTGGAAAGTTGATTGTAAAAGAGTATCCGACAGCTTCCGCTCACTCTGCACATTTTCGTGGATTGATTAAGGAGCTTGCAATCAAGAAGAGTTTTAAACCAGATATTATCTTCATAGATTATCTAAATATATGTGCCAGTAGTCGCTTTAAAGGAGCAACCAATGTCAATTCTTATATGTACATTAAATCAATTGCAGAAGAACTTAGAGGATTGGCGGTTGAGACAAATCTTCCGATTATGTCAGCAACACAAACCACTCGATCAGGTTTCGTTTCCACAGATATTGGTCTTGAAGATACGTCTGAAAGTTTTGGTCTGCCTGCGACTGCCGATTTCATGTTTGCACTCATTAGTAACGAGGAGCTCGATGAGCTCAATCAAATCGCAGTCAAGCAACTCAAGAATCGTTACAATGACCCAACGAGTAACAAGAGGTTCGTTGTTGGAATAGATCGTGCAAAGATGCGACTCTTTGACGTTAAGATGGATCAACAGAACATTGTGGACGCAAATCAGTCTGAGGACGCTGAGGATACGTTTACAAGTGCGGTATTCGATAAGACAGACTTTGGAGAGGGGTGGAAAGTATGATAGATGAAGATGTATTAGAAAAAGCAGACGAGATGATAAGACTCTTTCAGAAAGAGCTGTACAAACTTTGTGAGAAAAACATCTCTCCCACAGAAGTTACAACGACATATATGGTCGCTGGAGTTCTGATGAAAACGGCTATAGAACTGTATTCTCCTACGATGGACGAAGCATCAATTCTAGGTGTTCTGGATGCGGTAAAAGACACAGTACCGGCTATCACAGAGAGTGTACAAAAAGAGATTTCGTCCGTTACATATCATTAATTTTTCGAGCTCAACTTTTTTTACATTCAAATCGTGATGGATCATTCCAATATCTCATGCCTGATCTCATAAGTTCTTGTCTTTTTCGTTCTCGTATACAGTCTTTTAATTTATCATAGTTGGTGACTTCTATCCATTTTCCAGAGTCACAATCGTATGAGCAATTTTCTGTTTCATAAGTTTTAACCACCTCTGGTTCACAGTTCGGACAGGCTATCATGTACAATATCCAGAATGTTTTCATATCTCTTTCAACCAAGAACTTGAACCTTTGAGGCTATGATTCAAAGGTGGAATGAGCTCATTTTTTGTATCGCCCATATTTTTCTTCCCTATTTCGCCCAGATAAAACACACATTTCATGTTCGCAAACTCTTCCACTTCACAATATCCACCCTCTCGCACACCACCACATGGGCCATTTGACAGGTTTTTTGGACAGTTCTGAGGACATGACATACCATTCGTACTCAATCTACAATTACCACACATGGTACAATCAAACATTATTCCCTTGACAAATCTCTCTATTGGTGTTATAGGTAGATATGGTAATAGAGGTTTAAACTGTCTAAGTACACGTATAAAACGATTATAGAATATATGCAGCTCACGTGCATATTTTACAGACCACTCTCTTCGCCAGTATTTTGACATAATATACATATTTATGAAAAAAAGTGTTGACAAAGGTATTTGTTTGTGATATAGTATAAACATAATGAAGAGATAGGAGAGTTGTTGATTTAGTTTCAGAAGATACATAGAAGGGTTCGATGCCCTTACCTAATGTTAGAGTAATTACCTAGTGTTAGAGTCTGTAGGCCAGTTGTATCGTTTGAAAAAAGAAGGTTCGATTCCTTCGACAGTTTTTTTCTCTGGTGTGCATGCCAGTATTCAAACTTCAAGTCTTGGCATTGTTTAAATCAACAGCTCCCCTATCTGTTTCGTAAGAAGAGAGAGGAATTAATGGAGAACGGTTTTAAATATAATGGTGTATGGATTGAAAACCCATATATGTCTGAATGTGGTCGCTTTGAAGTAAATCCTATAGCATACTATGGCCTTACGCAGAGAGAGCTTCATGAAATCGGAAAGAAAATGACATCTGACTTCTTTTACTGTGTACCCTATACTCCATGACAATTACTGTAGCGAAGAGCGCACTCTCCAAAGAGCAATGCGATACCCTATTATCTTTGGCTAAAAATTCGTGGAATACAGGTACTACAACAGACAGTATACACGCTAACCAGAGAAAATCAGATATATGCTGGATATCAGATGGAAACATAAAGCAACAAATCATAGATTACTACCACGCTGCAAATGAAACAGCACAGTGGAACTTTGACATACGTGGCGTAGAAGATATACAGATTGCACGATATCGCAAAGGAGAGTACTACAACTGGCACGTAGATGGAAATGGTATAAAACCTATACCAACTGAGCTCACCATAGTACGAAAGATATCCATGAGTATACTGCTCAACGATGATTACACAGGTGGAGAGCTAGAGATTAAGAACGATGGAGCTATAGAAAGAGTACCAAATACAAGAGGTACAATCATTCTGTTTCCATCATACTTCACGCATAGAGTAAAACCAGTAAAGAAGGGTACACGATACTCACTGGTTGCATGGTTCGGTGGCCCAAAGTTTATATGAAACATCCTCTCATACTAGGTATCAATCCATCACCTACTGCATTTCGTAGAAACCATTCGCTGCATAGACTTGCGAAGTGGATGACCTTTCTGGGGTATAATACATACTGCTTCTCAAATGTAATACCATATGAAGGTAAGTACTCACATAAAGACGTAGACATGAACTTTGTAAGAGAGAGTATAGAAGGACATGACACTATAATTGCATTAGGTGGGTTCGTATCGAGCGTACTGAAACGTATGAATGTAGACCATATAAAACTACCACATCCATCACCATTGAATAGAAAACTCAATGATAAGAAGTATGAGAGAGCTGTATTAAAGAATATGCGGAATAAACTCCCATAGAATCCCATGAGAACCCATTTATAGGGTATACATTAAAAAGGTAAGAATAAAGGTATAGCTGTTGTGATTAAAGTTTGCAGTCTATCGGCCAGACTCTCACGCCCTCTTAAAATATATCAGAATAATTACAAATAAATGCAGAAAGTACTTGACAAACCCTTGACACTGTGTTACATTGAGTATGTAGAATGGTTCAGAGGAAAGAGATAAGAGTTATGAATACAAAAGATTTAAACCCAATAGTTAACATAGGTACTGCTAAAGACCCTCTGATGGTTCTCTGTGCTACCACTATGATGATGCTATATCAAGCTGACACTGGAAAGAAGTATGATCCTGACAATGTGGATGATTATATGCAGTATGTGGATGATTACCGTGATGCATATAATGCTAATTTTCAGAACAAGTACGCACCTTTTTTAACTAAAGTGTATGCTGGCTAAAATACTTCTTGACAAATGTATTTAACTATGGTACTATTAAGATAATGAAGAGAGACTTCTGGAGATGGATTCGCCATCTAGGTCATGTGACACTGTTAGTCTCTTAGGAGAAAGAATTTAAGAACACTGAAGGTACGAGTGTCAGGGAATTTTCCTTTCGCCCCTTGAACAGGCATTTCGTAGACCTCAGAATAGAGAGAGGGTCATTAAGGTTGGTTGGCCCACAGTGAAAGTTCGTTCTATATAACGTGTGGGGATACGTGTTGTCCCTCTCTCTCAGTAATTAAGAAAGGTCTGGTGAGTGTATGCCGATACTCTAGACAGTTCGGTAGCCATCGTCTAGGTTGGTAACGTAAGGTTCAATTCCTTACCCTTTCACCATATATTAGGGGGCCTTTAAACTGAGCACCCTTTTGTAATCTATAAATGCAATAAGTATCTCTAAGGAGTTTTCGTTATGTTTTCAAAGTATTCTAAGTCCGTTACCAAGTGGGCATTTCGTGCATATATCGCATGGAGCATCTGTGCTGATATCATCATACTAGGTGGAGTGGTCTATCTTCTTACAAAGTAGCTACCCCTCAAAAACTGAGCAAAAGGTCTTGACTTAACCAGTATTTTATGTTATAGTTCTTGTTAGTATAAGGAGATTATATGATTATTTTTGAAATTGTTTTTGCGAGTATTACAGGAATCCTATTTGTTGTAGGGTATCTCGCATTAAGGTCTTTACGAAAAAAGATTGAAGGATATAAAGAATGAGTGATTTTTTAAGAAGTATTGTCAAACAGGTTGGCAATGAATATGCGTCCATTGTGGATGATGGTGTAGAAGCAGGAGATGTATCGACATTTATTGATACAGGTTCGTATATACTGAATGGTTTGTTGAGTGGAGACTTAAATGGTGGTCTACCAGCAAATAAGATTACAGCCCTCGCAGGAGAAAGTGCAACAGGTAAGACGTATTTCCTTATGGGAATAGTAAAGAATTTCCTCGATGCAAACCCAGATGCTGGTGTCATATACTTTGAGAGTGAATCTGCAATCACAAAGCAGATGGTCATTGATCGTGGTATTGATACAAAGAGAATGGTTATCTTTCCTGTTACAACTGTACAGGAATTTCGTACTCAGGCTCTCAAAGTATTAGATGGATACCTTGCACAGAGCGAAGCGAATAGAAAACCTCTGTTTCTCTGTTTAGACTCGTTAGGTATGCTGAGTACCACAAAGGAAGTCGAGGATACCGCAGAAGGAAAAGAGACAAGAGATATGACGAGAGCTCAAGTTCTCAAAGCAGCGTTTCGAGTGTTAACTTTAAAGCTTGGGCGAGCGAATGTGCCGATGGTGGTGACAAATCATACCTACGAGAGTATGGGTCTATTCTCTACGAAAGAGATGGGTGGTGGAAGTGGTCTGAAATATGCGGCGAGTTCCATTGTGTATCTCAGTAAGAAGAAAGAGAAAGATGGTACGGATGTTATCGGTAATATCATTCACTGTAAGAATCATAAGAGTAGGCTAACCAAAGAGAACAAGGTGATTGATGTTCGTCTTACCTATGACAAGGGACTTGATCGTTACTATGGTCTGCTTGAACTTGCAGAAAAGTACGAGATACTCAAGAAGATTGGTACTCGCTATGATGTGGACGGTGCAAAGCTCTATGGTAAAGAGATACTGAAGAACCCAGAGAAGTATTTTACAGAGAAGTTAATGAGTGATTTGAATATCGCCTGTGAAACAGAGTTTAAATATGGTAGTCCAGAAGAGGAAGTAGAGTAATGCCTATCAGTGAATTTAAACCGAAGCATAGTAAAAAATACATAGACAACTATGCTTCTATCTTTCGACCTACACTATTCCAGAGAATTAAAAACTGGTTTCGTAAATTTATATAAGGAAAAAGTATTGACTAATTTTGAAAAAGTAAAAGAGTTCATGGATGCGTTTGGTCAGGAAGTGGTTACAAAACCGAAATGGCCTGTTGCGAATACAATGGAGCTACGCATGGACTTGATTGAAGAAGAGGTGAAAGAGTTAAATGAAGCAATCTGTGATGCATCTGGCTCTCTTGTTGATGTTGCAGACGCACTTGCAGACATTCTGTACGTAGTCTATGGTGCAGGCCATTCCTTTGGTATTGACCTTGACAAATGCTTCTCTGAAGTTCATCGTTCTAATATGAGTAAGCTAGGAGAGGACGGTAAACCCATATATAGAGAAGATGGTAAGGTTCTCAAGGGTGAAAACTTTAGTGAACCCAATTTAAAGGAAGTTTTGTATGACAAATAACGTGCTAAAAGAATCTGCTCTTGCAAAGTTGGAGAAGTTAGGACTGACAAAAGAAGAGGTTCTCTCTCTGATTGATGATGGAGAGGAAACTATCGTTGCAGAGGACGGTGAGTCTGATGGTGATGGTGAGAGTAAGTCTTGGCAACAACTTGTTATGGAAGAGCATCTAGGTTATTACAATGAACGATACGGTACGAAGTATTCTTTTGAAGAGTACTACGATGCTGTTATAAATGAAAAGATTGTTGTTCATTATAAGTGGAAAGAGTTGCTTGGTTTAGAAGAACCGACTCCCTTTCCAGTAAACCCAGACTATAATGCTGAAAAATTTAAGAAACATGGTAATTAGGAGATATGTGAATGGATAATCCTCGTTTAGTTCAGTTAACTGAAAAATTAAATAAGTATGTTGCTCTAATCAAATCAGAGAATCCTAACATTTCAGATAAGGAACTTATTGATAGAGCCTCTACTATGGCACTCACAGAACAGAAAACCTTTGAAGCAAAAGCTGGTATGGTTGTAAGTGATGCTGTTGCTGACAGGTTTGGTGATGGCACAAGAATTACTGAGGCAGAAGATGGTGCTCAACTAGTTCGTGTAGATAATGCATGGCAACAGAGTAAGGGAAGTAAGATTTCGCAAGAAGGATTTCACAAGAAAGACCATACTACCATCACAATGCCAAAGGACATTGATATCACAACTCCAGAAGGAGATTCCAAAGCAGGAAAGTTTGTAGAAGAACTTAGGGCTGCAAAGAAACGTGGTGATAAAATGAAACAAGCTGCAGAACATCAAGCTTGGGAAAATCGTAAAGCACAAATAGTCGTTGATAAGAAAGAAATTTAATAATGCTAAAGATTGGTAATGAAGTAAAGTTTGAAAATGAAGTTGGTGACATCTTCTCTGGTGAGCTCACCGAAGTGCTTTCAGACTCACATGATGATGTGAGATTGAAGAATGGTGAGGTGGAATATTGGTCTAAAAAGACTAAAAAGTATGTTCCAGTAAAAGAAAAACACGCAGATTCGGTGTTTTTTGAGATTAAAACCTCTACAGGAGTAGAGTATGCAACCGCAAAAGAGTTTTTCTAAAATATTTTTTGTCTAAATATCCTTTATGCTATTCAAGATAGTCGATACAGATAACCTAAAGGTGATATGTGATGGTCTTAATACGTATGAACAGGCATGGGAAGCACTAGAGCAGATAATTCCTAACGCTAAACTGGCAATAGAAGAATATAAAAAACCAGTTACCGGCCTAGGTCGTGACCCAGACCTTCATTAATCATTATAAATAATCTTACAAGCTTGTGAGGTTTATATGGTTGAAAAAAGTCACTTTATGGGACAAGACGGATTTGTATGGTTCGTTGGGGTTGTAGAAGACCGCAATGACCCATCTGCCTTGGGCAGAGTTCGTGTTCGTTGTTTAGGTTATCACACTTCTAGTGTAGTTGATTTACCTACAACGGATTTACCTTGGGCTCATGTCATGCATCCTGTGACAGACCCTTGTATGCATGGTATGGGCAACACTCCCTCTTTTCTTGTAGAGGGAAGTTATGTTGTTGGTTTCTTTCGTGATGTTGAGAAGCAACAACTCGTTATTATGGGTACACTGCCTGGCGTACCCGAAGAAGAAGCTGATCCATCAATAGGATTTAATGATCCAAGAGGCGCAAATGCCAAACAGGATTATTATAAAGGTGATCCTACTTACGGCCCATATCCTGTAGATGGTGATACTTATACTATGTCTTCTGGTCATGAAGTTGGTGAGTCAGATACAAATAGACTTGCACAAGGTAAATTATCCGAAACACATACCTCTCTAATCAATCGTAGAACAAATAGATTGAGTGGTGATTTTGCTATTCCTACCGCAACTCAACCATTTCTTAAATCTGTTTCCGATGAAGCCGTGCAAGAAACAAGAGGTACTTTTGAGGAACCGCAACCAAAAGGAACATCATCTACAGCAGAACCATATATCTCTGCTGCTTACCCATACAACCACGTTTTTGAATCTGAGTCTGGTCATATACGAGAGATAGATGACAGCCCTGGCGGAGAGAGATTATTCACACAACATAAGTCTGGTACATTTGAAGAGATACATCCAGACGGTTCAAAGGTGGTCAAGATTATCGGTGACAACTATGAGATTGTTGCTGGTGGTTCAAATGTTTATATAGCTGGTGATGTGAATATCACAACCGAAGGAACTGTACGAGAATATATCAAAGGTGATTATCATTTAGAGGTAGAAGGAAACTACACACAAAAGATACACAAGAATTTACGAACAAGAGTTGGAGCCGGAACTGCTGGTGGAAACCTTGAAGAAGAAATTATGGGTAATCATGCTTATAATATAAATGGATTTGTACGAGGTAATGTTGGCCCTCTTAGTGGTGCAGCAGGGCCAGGAGAAGGTGACGTTGATATTAATGTAGTTGGAAGTGAAACTCATGTCATAGGAAATAACTTAACTCTACACGCATCAGCGGATACTCTTATAAGTGCTGGTAATGATATAATGATGACTGCATCAGCTAACATGAATGTTTTAACAACTTCTGGTATTATGTCAATCAAGTCAGGAAATGATATAGATATACGCTCTACAACAGCAATGCTTTTAAAATCAGAAACAACACAAACTCATACAGCAGGAACATCATTAACTACAAGTTCTGGAACAACATATGACAGCACTGCTGGAACTATATACACAATTAAGTCTGGTGGTGGTTCACCAACTGCAACAAATAAAGTTGATATTAACCCAACTAGTTAAGGATACATTATGCCAGAAGTAACAAGAGTAGGATTAGATAAACACGTAGGTCATGCAAGTCCTACACCGAATCCATTTCACCAAACCGTATACGCAACTGGTTCTGATAATGTATTTGTAAATAGTGCAAAGTGTACACGTATAGGAGATACTACTGGTTGTGGTGATCCTGCTACGGAAGGAAGCTCTACTGTATTTGTGAATAGTATTGCGGTACATCGTAAAGGTGATGCAACTGGTGGACATGGTAGTTGGGTGTCTAATAAATCAGCAAGTGGAAGTACAAATGTTATTGCTGGATAGGAGAATATAAATGGCAAACCCAGATTATGCAACATTGCTATCAAGCATAGCATCTGCAAGCGGTGCTGCCAAAACTGCACTAGAACTACAATGTTATGTTTTTGATGAAGAACTAAGTGATACAGAAAAGAATTTATTCAACTATGTGTTTGATGAATATTTAACATTTAATCCAGGCACAGATAGTGGGACATTTAAAAGTTTTGTCGGAGTTTATTTTAACGATAGTGGAGATAGTACATGACACTAACTAAAAGATCAACAAAAGGTTCAGCACTTACCTATACTGAAATGGATGATAATTTAACACATTTAGATTTATACAAAACTGTGCAAAATATTAGTGGGCCAGGCGCAATTAGTGTGACAACAGGAGTCACATTGATTACAACAACTGGAACAGATGCTTATACATTAGCAGATGGTGTAGAAGGGCAAATTAAAATAATTTCAATGAAGGTAGATGGTGGTAATGGCACTGTTACTCCTGATAACTTTGTAAATGGAACAAGTATATTGTTTAACAATGTTGAGGACACAATAATAATGCTTTATCAATCTACTGGTTGGATACTAATAGCACGCCAAAATGCAACGGTGCAATCATAAGTATATGATAAAAGACAGTAGAGTGTAATAGGAATAAGATATGGTAGACTTTACATCCCCAAACTTACAAGGAGCAAATACACAGTTTAATAATATTGTGTCAAAATTAAATGATACAAAAGCTTCTGCGTTGTCTAATTTACAAGAGGATGCTTCTGCAGCGTCATCTGCACTTTCATCTCAACTAGCAGATGTAAATACTGAATTGAGATCACTAGTTCCTGAGCCAGTCGATATACCAAATGTAAATCTACAAGCACAACTACAAAGTCTAAGTGGATTGACGAATCCTTTACAGTCAGCAAATTTACTTGCAGATATAACTTCAAGTTTTGGTGATGCACTTAAAACATCAGGATTTGATTTAGACTCACTTGTATCATCTGCTGCTAGTGTCTTTGGAACAGACACAAGTTTATCTGGTCTTATACCAAACTTTGAAGTTTTACCATCAGGGGATGTAATTCAAAAAGCGTCTGCATCTTTATTACCCTCTACTAGCCCTGTTACAGAGGAAGCAGCAACCTTTGTTTCAAATACAAACTTTACTGCTGCAAAGACTGCTGCAGCAAGTGCTGTATATCCAACTCTTGAAGAAGCGCCAAC